TCTTCATATTTCACCTGATGGAACATTTCTTGCGGATACAGTAGAGGGGCCTAATAGGGCAGCATGGACAGCAAAAAGATGGCACAATGCAGGATATTCGTTTACTCGTCCCATCGCCCCACCGCAGGTGGAACTCAGAGAATTGGAACTCGCTGCCAAGGCATACGGCAAAGCACGCGGTGTATAATGGTCATGTCCGCCGCTCTCGCGTAGGACTACAGGTTCCTGGCCGATCACCGGGACACAAGTGGCAGGGGATGTTTCTCAAGGCATCCCCGCCAGCCTCACCTTGAGAAGGTACAGAATGGCTGAATCGAAGAAACCTGATATTTGGATGCCCCTCTATATCGGCAATTACCTAGCCGACACGGCCAACCTCAATGCCACCCGAAGCGGGGCCTACCTGCACCTGCTCATGTACTACTGGCGCAATGGTCCGCTCGAAGACGATCCCGGCGAGTTGCTTTTCATCTCAAAATTAGACGGCCCGGATGCTCTGAGCATACTCCAAGCATTGCTAAAAAAGTTCTTCACACACGAGGCCGATGGGCTATGGCATCAGGCTCAACAAGACAAAGAGCGCGAAAAATGGCACGCTAAGAAGATTAAAGCCATTGAAAAGGCTACACTTGCAGCCGACGTTAGATGGAAGAATGACCCTGGATAGAGATGCTTGGAGCATTGCTTGGAGCATTGCTTGGAGGTATGCTTGCGTGATGCCCTTTACCTTTACCTTTACCAAGTACATGCCTAATAAGAACAAAAGCAGAGTAGTGGTATACGAGGTGGAGGTTTTATGTGGATACCGAATAGATTCTTTACGCCGGAGCAAGTCGAGAACGCTATGACACCCAGGGGCGGATTTAGTAGACGGTCACTCGCCGCTCTAGGAGTGCCCTGGCCGCCTCCGAAGGGTTGGCGTAAGGCTATCACCGTACGACAGGACAATCAGAGGCAGGAAGGGCACAATGCGGGGCACCGCGCCCTATCTACGATAAAGACAAGAGTGGCGATTGCAGAGAGAATTGCTCGGGACGACCGGCACGATGATCCCCAAACGAGAACTCCAGAGGAATGGGAGGCGTTGATTCCTAAGCTGGGGAAGTGGGCCTTTAAGAACAAAGGATTAAGAGCTATGAAAGTGGAAAAATAATGAAAATAACTCTTGACAAGATATTACTATTATCATAGTATTGGTTCATGGCAATTAAGAACTGCAAACGGTGCGGCTATAAATGGCAGACACGGACTCCGGCGAAACCGCGTCAGTGCCCGCATTGCAAATCGCCAAAGTGGGATTCTGAACGCAAGAAGGGAGTACAACCATGAGCACTACCGCAGGATCAGTAGCAATTGAATTACGGCGCATCGCGGATGCGCTCGACAAGGAACCAGATGCGACAGTTGAGCCACCGATGGTCACTTTCTATTGCAACAACTACCTTTTGCCCGATAAGGGGAAGGCTGTTTTTTTGAAAACAATCCATCTCCTTCCCAAGCCGCTGTCGAAGAGACCAAATGATAACGCTATGGAGTTGGAATGCCGAACAGCCTCTATATGGCTTGGCGTGAGCATCGACAGGAGTGTGGTTTGCGAAATAGTAGAGCCAGCAAAGCCAGCCGTCTACCGCTGCGAACCGATTCTCTCGCTCGAAGAAGAGAACGGGCTGGAGTCGTCCCTATGAGCCGCGACTATTGCGGTGAATCAGAGTGCGAGTGGCTGGGCGTAACCTGTCCCGAAGACGTTGAGCGTCCAGGCGACACGGATTCTGTGCTTGATGTTCACGAGACCGGATGCTCTTGCATGGATTGCTTACGAACTCAACTAGAAGATGAGGAGTCGCAATGACCGAAACAGCTATACAGCGTGCTCCGACCGGCATGGAGCCAGTAGCAAACATCGCTTCGATGATGCAGCAGGTCATTGACAAGGCGGAAACTATCAGTCCTGAGTCCTTTGTCGGAGCGATTGAGCGTCTTGCAAAAATCCAACTCGACATGTTTGACCGCTCAGATAAGATTGCTTTCCGAAACGCGATGACGGAATTCAAAGAGAAGATGCCGAGGATTACCCGGCAGCGCTCCATCGAAGACAAGGAGGGAAACGAAAAATATCGGGTGGTCGCATTGGAGGATGTTGCCGACCCGGTGATGAAGGCTCTGGTGGGTTTAGGTATTACCTATCGTTGGAAGACTTCCGATTTGCCGGATGGGCGTATCCGCGTCACATGCATCCTTGGCCTGCAAGGAACCGCTTACGAAGAGGAGGGATCAAGCCTCGCAGCTCCCCCAGATACGGCTGGAGGAAAAGACCCGCTCAAGGCGATAGGCTCCACTACTTCGTACCTGGAGAAGTACACGCTCATAGCTTCTGTTGGAATGCACGTCTACGGAGACGACCCGGAAGCTGCGGCTCAGCGCAAGCAGGAGGCGGCAGTAGACAACTGGTTTCCAAAGATAGCCGCAGCAAAAGACGCAAACGAACTGAACCGAATCAGCCTAGAAGCAATCAAGGCTGTACGAGGTAACATTGAAAGCGTTTCGAAGATTGGACAAGCAAAGAACGCACGCATCAAGGAACTAAGGGAGGCTGCAAAGTGACAAGAGTTATCAAATGCCAGCAAGATAGTGATTTTTGGATAGCCTTGAAGGCGGGGCGCATCAGCGGGTCTGGCGTTCCTGCTCTTCTGGCCCCTCCCACAACGCGCCAGTCTACGCGGAAGGGGGTTGTATGCCCAGCCGGTACAGAGGCGAAGGAAACGGCTGAATATCGCCGTAAGCTAGTGGTGGAGCGCATCACTGGACGAGCCGTGAACAATCCAACAAACCAGTACATGAGAGACGGTACTGACCGGGAGCCTTACGCTCGTGCTATCTACGCGGCAATAAACGGCGTTGAGGTTATTCACGCCTCGTCTGTCTCTGTTGAAGGAGATACTAATTTTCGCCCCGATTTGGCCGGCTTCGCGCTGCACCCGACATGGGATTGGTTCGGAGCTTCCCCGGATGGGCTGGTTGGCGAAGATGGCGGGATTGAGCTTAAATCCCCGTCGGAGATGACACACGCCGCATATTCACAAGACATCAGCCTTCTGGTGGAGGAATACAAAGGCCAATGCCTCTCTGGGCTTATATGCTATCCAGAGCGAGAATGGTGGGATTTAGCCAGCTTCCATCCAGACTTTCCGTCAGATTTTATGCTCTTGCAGGCACCGCGCTTCCATCGCTCCGACTGGGCAGAAACTATCGCTCTGATCGAGGATAAGGCGCAGCAACTCAATGCTCAGGTTGAAGCAGAGATCGCCCGGCGCGGCTTTCCGCCGACCGTATGGAGTATCACGCCGAAAGGCTAACCTACAACTGGAAAGGGCAATACGATGGCAGATGTAAGTTTGATGGTAATTCCTCCAACAATGACAGGGGTCATTCTCTTTGCTCCCGGCAAAGCTGACCAAGTGATAGCGGAGATCAAAGAGAAGGCCCGCGCAGAAGCAGCCGCGTTGGATATTTCAACCAAAGAGAACCGGGACGCACTCGCGGCGCTAGCCTACAAGATCGCTCGAACCAAGACGGCGACGGACAAAATGCGACTGGAGTTGGTCGCAGATCGAAAGAAGGAACTCAAGGCGATTGACTCAGAGGGGGCGCGGATTTGGGATGAACTGGAATCTCTTCAAAAGGAAGTTCGCCAGCCGCTCACAGAATGGGAGAACCGCGACAAAGAGCGCATCGCTAAGCACGAGACAGCTATCGTGGGACTGGACGCAGCGGGAACACAGACGGCGCAGGATTGGCAGACGTTGCCGGTTGAGGCAATGAAGGAACGTCTCAGCGAGATCGATATGGATTACCCAGCGTCCTACGATTGGCAGGAATTCGGCTCGCGCGGTGCCTTGGCTGTGAAGACAGCGAAAGCGAAGATCGGAGAAGCAATCGCCCGGCGCGAAACCTACGAATCAGAGCAAAAGGAATTGATTCGATTGAGGGCTGAGGCGGCGGAACGAGCGCAAAAGGAACGCGAAGAAGCCGCCGCTGCAAAAGCCAAAGCTGATGCTGAAGAAGCTGCGCGTCTAGCGGCTATTGAGGCCGAGCGAAAAGCGCAAGAAGAGCAGGAACGGATCAGGCGCGAATCCGCAGAGCGTGAAGCCGTTGCAGCCAGAGAAGCGGCTGAAAGGGAAGCCGCTATCGAGCGCGAGTGCAAAGCGGCGCAAGATCGTGCGGAAGCATCAGAGCGGCAGAGAGTAGAGGCCGAGGATAAAGCCAAGCGGGACGCGGCAGCCAAAAAGGCCGAGAAAGAAAAAGAGGATGCAGTTCGCGCGGCTCAGGAGCGTGCGGAGCGCGAGCGCAAAGCGGAAGAAGAAACGGAGCGCAAACGCGCAGCGAATCGTACACACGCCGCGAAAATCAACAATGAGGCTAAGGCTTGCCTGCTCAATCACACGAATCTTACCGCAGAAAATGCGGAAGAGGTAATAAAGGCCATCGCCAAAGGGCTGGTGTCTCATGTCTCAATCCAATACTGACGTTTGGTCATCCATACTCGCGGCCATCCCAGACGTAGCCGCTTGGAATCGGAACCTTC